ATGTACAAGGTCTCCGATCGCGACGGTCTATACGTAGCCGTGCTGATCTCAGGCACCATCTCGTTTCGTTACGATTACCGCATCAACGGCCGCCGGGAGACGCTGGTTATTGGTCAGTATGGTCGTGACGGTATCACGCTGGCAGAAGCCAGGGATGAACTGATAGCCGCTAAAAAGCTGCTGAACGCAGGCCAGTCGCCGGCTGCGGCTAAACGTGACGGTATCAAACGGATCCGCGGCGCCGAAACATTTACGGTACATACCGACGCCTACATGAAACATGTGGTCCTGGCTGACAGTACGCGGGCTATGAAGCAATCAGTAATCGACAGGGATATTTTGCCTGTTCTCGGAAACAAAATGATGTCCGAGATAACGACCCCTATGGTGCGTGATCTTTGCGATCGCATAGTCGAGCGCGGCGGACGTGCGACGGCGGTGCAGGCGCGTGAAATCATCAGCAGCGTTTACCGGTACGCCAATGACCGCGGGCACGGGTTATTCAACCCGGCCGCAGATATCAAACCTTCGGCGATCGCCATGTTTAAACCTCGTGACCGTTGCCTGCAACCGGAAGAAATCGGCGTGCTGTTCAGGTCGCTCGACACCGTCAGCACGTTGCCAACCTTAAAACTGGCTGTGAAGCTTATCCTGATCACGATGGTGCGCAAAACCGAGTTCATCATGGCGACGTGGAAAGAGGTGGATTTCAGCAAAGGAACCTGGACAATCCCATCTGACAGGATGAAGGGGAGCAGGTCGCACGTCATCTATCTGCCGCCTCAGGCGCAGGATCTGATGGTAGGCCTTCAGATGTGCGCAGGCGGGAGTGATTATCTGTTGCCAGGTCGCTACAGCACCAGTAAGCCGTTATCCAATGCTGCTCTGAACTCAGTTATCGATCGCGCGGTTGCTGCGGCAGCGGATGCCGGGGAAAGTTTACAGCCTCTCACGGTACACGACCTGCGCCGCACAGCGAGCACGCTTTTGCATGAAGCAGGATTCCCGTCAGACTGGATAGAGAAGGCGCTGGCGCATGAACAAAAAGGCGTGCGGGCGGTTTACAACAAGGCGGAGTATTCCCGCCAGCGGGCCTACATGCTGCAGCAGTGGGCAAATATGGTTGATGCATGGATAAACGGGGAGCATTACGACCTGGTGCCGTTCTCCCCGTCTGCATTTGAAAAGTGGATGAATGAACAATAGTCCGCCCGGAGGCGGCTCATTGCGTCGCCTTCGAAGAATTCTCAAAGAGTCCGCGCAGGAACTTAACCATCGCGTTTGCAGAATCCCGTTGCTCGCGATAGCGTTCGGCCTCTCGCTGCAGCCGTAGAATTTCCCCATTGCGCTGATTGATAACGGCGCGCGCCTCTTCGAGCTGGCGGATCAGCGATGCCTCTTCCCAAATATTCATGCGGCCTCCGTTTTTACTACCGGCACGGCGCAGCCTGGAAGCAGTTCAACCGCCGGCGCCGCACACTGATTACCCCAGACATCGAAACCGTGAGAAGACTGGCGCGCGAATAGCTCAATGCGCGGAATATCTCCCAGCAGCTGCACTAGTTTCTCTCGGATAACGTCCGGCTTGCGCGAGTTCTCCAGCCGCGGCGCCGTGACATGCTGGCAGATCGAGGCGTCCATGCGGGCAGGTAGTTTCCCGCGCACCGCAAACAGGCAGTCTTCGCTGTTCGCCCGGGTCATATGGCCCATGCCGATCGCACTGTTCCCTTTGTGCTTGTTCGTCTTGTGCCAGGTGAACCCCTTCATGGTCATCAGGCGGAAGCCCCAGGCCTCCATGACTTTCAGCGCCTCTACCGGCTGAGTCGGTACCCACCACATAGCCAGAAGGCAATCTTCGGCGGCGAGCTCCCATACCGGCAGCCTGCAGATATCCAGCACATTCATCACCGGGTATTTGAAACCGGCACCGCGGTCACCGTCGGCTGCCTTGTCGCGGTATGCCCATGGCGGATCCGCATAGATCAGGGTGTATTTTCTGCTCATGCCGCACCGCCTTCAACGCGCTTAAACGAAATGACCCAAACCCAGGGATTAGCTTTCCAGCTTCCTTCGCCGTAGATGGATTTCCATAGGCCAGCGAATGCTTCAGGTGGATATTCCTTCCACTGTTTCTTCAGTGGGTCGAAATAAACATCCGGCTCTGGATAGCTAGGTAATCCAGGCTCGTCGCCGAAACCGGTAAAATTGGTACGCTCCAGCCCCTCTGACTCTGCATCTTCCGGGCTAATTGCGTTCAGCCGCTCAACGCGCACGTCGGTGATTTCCAGCACAATTCGGCTGGCCCAGCGCGGCATGTGGATGCTGGGACGCCAGCGGCCTTCTTCTGGCCAGTCTGCTGGGGTTGTGGCCCGGTACGCTATGTCGTGGGTGTTCTGGTCGATGTTGTAGCGCGCCCATGTCTCACGCACCCAGATGCGATCGCCTGGTACTCCGTATGGGCAGCATTCCCTGATTAGTTCAGGAACATCTTCCGGGTAACAGCCGATAAACTTCTTCCCGATCTTAATGAATTTTGAAATTGGGTCTCTTCCGACCGTGCAGTCCTTTATAATCCGGCGCGTCTGCGTCTTCCGGCCATCCAACAATGCCCGCACCATCTCGGCGTTAAAAATCATTCCGCGTTCTTTCATGCTGCCACCTTCTTGCTATTCAGTTGCTCCGCCAGTCGCTGAGCCTTCAGCGGGTTCTGGATAACCTGGCCGCCGGGCGCCAGCCAGCCACGGCGTACGGACGAATAAACCAGCGTGATACTGCCTACGCGAATGCTGTCGTGTGGGTTAGTCATAAATCACCCCGGCGGTGGCGCAGATCCCGGCATAGCATCCCTGGCGAAGCCGGTTACCGCGGCCAATGCACTGATCGCGGCGTATAGCGATACGGGCCCGCTCAACCTCGCCAGTGGCCGCATCCATGCACTCAAGCCAGAGGCGAGCGGCCAGGCGGTACTGGCCTTTTTTCTCGCGAGCAATAGCGCGCTGCTCGATCTCCATTGCCGCCGGCGTTACGGCGACAAGAGGGGGCGCTTTGCGTTGCGAGACATAATCCGCGTGGTATTTTTCCATCCGATTCATCGTATCCAACCCTCTCGAAAAATGACCGCCAGCAGGAACAGCCAGGCGGATACGGCGGCCAGGTACAGAAACCATCCTGACCACCTTTCCCAGTACCTCGCCAGCGACGTCACGCCGCATTACCAACCGGGCGAAATACTCGCTGCTCAACCGGAGGCTTTTTTCCAGCAAACTCCGTTGTGCCGTTCTGCTGACGTTCATCCAGCCATCGCTCGATCTCTTCGCTGTTCCAGGCACAGCGCTTGTCAGTGATCCAGAAACGCTTCGGGAACTCCCCGTTTTTCTCCATGCGGTCGATAGTGCTCATCGATACAGGCACCACCGCCAGCAGTTCCTTTTTGCCTAATGCACCTTTCATCGTTACCTCTCTTTTTTCAGTGCGGCGCCGGGCGCGCCGCGGTGGTGATTACATAGGGACTTCGTTCAGTTCGTCTTTGCGGATGCCGTATACATCGGTGGCAGCGTCCAGTAACTCCTGGTTACCAGCCAGACGGTGGGCCGCGTATTTGTAGGCCTTGTCCAGTTCTGCAACGTTACGAGCCGCCATAGCCGCAGAAGAGAAGCCAGAGAGAATGTCTTCTGGGGCGCGGTCGTCAGTCTTTTTCGCCTTCTCTTCATGGTGCTGATCAGGGTGCGAATTGATCAGCTGATTCATCCCCGCAGCGGTGCTAGCCGGTGGCGTAATGTCGCGCTCAACACGCGGTGCTGCTTCCTGCAATTCGTCAGGGGTGTAGACGCCAAGGAGAACATCAGGGGCGTGCAGGCGTGCCCAGCGCTTAACGCACAGGTAAGCCAGTTGCTGACGCGGATCCTGCTCCCAGAGGGGTGAGTTGCGCACTCCGGCTTGCGCCATGCTGATGGTCAGGGTGCGAGGCTCAGATTCGCCTTTAAGGGTTGCCCACACTGTCACTGTCAGGCTCGGAGATTTGTCGGTTTTCCCGCTTACTTTTGACCAGTCGCCATCCCATTTGTAGTTCAGGCGAGTGGCCAGAAGGTTTGAGGAAGAGACAACCGCATTAACCAGTTGCGCTTCATAGCCCAGCGTGCCGTTAACCACATGGGTTTTCTGCGCCACCGCGAACGGGTTCATTCCCCACTGCGCCGCCTGCATAGTGACTGCCAGGCAATCAGCTGGCTTTCCAGCCAGGTGCGCCGGAACGGTGGCTTTGCTGTCAGCCATCAGGGTGGCAAATCGCACCAGGCGATCCATCCCTTCCGGGCTGAAGATTGCCGCGGCGGTGCCGACGGTAGCGCCAGGCTGAGAAGTGATTGCGATGTCGTTGCTCATACGTACATATCCTGTTTACGTGCCCACTCAGGGCGTTTAATAATTTCAAATCCACCCCAGTCGCCTGTTTCGCGGCACTGGTGATAGGTATTCAGATCCCGGCGGTAGAGCGCATGCCCTGTGTCCACGTCCTGCGCATCCAGTTCGAAAACCCGCACCGGGTAGCGGCCGCAGTCAATGGTTTCGCTCACTGCCAGGAAGAAGAATCCATGCGGATCGCCGGTGGTTTGCTGCGCGCCTTCGCGGTACATCGCGTCCTGTACGTGGTACCGGAATTCCTCAATGTGGCGCGAGAAACGCTCCATATCGGCAACCTTCTTCACGTCCAGCAGGACAGGGTGATTCTTCAGGCGCTTGTCCGGGCGTATGCGGCACAACTCTCCAGTCTCCGGATCCGTCCAGTAGTGAGAGGCTTCGCAGAATCCTTCCGCCTCAAGCAGCCAACGCGCTGCCGGGTGCGCCATTGCGCTATCACGCATCAGTTTCAGCTTCCGGCCCTGTTCGGCGTCCATTACCGTCATGCCCATGTTCTCGACGTCTTTCAGGAAGGCTTCCTGATCTGCTTTCCCCTGGTTGGTTCTCAGGTTGAACTGCGGCGACACGATGAAGCGCTTATCGAACTCTTCCGGCTCCAGAAGCAGGCAGTGCAGGGCAGTTCCCATATCCAGAGCTTTCAACTTTTCGGTATCGACAGGTGCTGATTTCTGCCACTGCAGAAGGGCCGGGCTCAGCGCCACCATATCCAGCTGTGACTTACTCACGCCGTCGCCGGCGTGGTAGTCCTCGTTGCTGATATCGAAGTAAATTCCTGGTGTCATGCCGCGTTCCTCGCCGTATCCAGCTGGTCAGCCAGATCCCACTTCGCGATGATGCTGGTCAGCGCGGCCTGGTACGCCGCGAGAGCTTCTTCGAATTCCGGGCTCATCATCAGTTCTTCCAGAATCTCGGTGCGCACGCCTTTACGCTCCAGTTCGTAGAAAGGTTTCTGCAGCTGGTGGTATTTGATCGCGTCGATCAGCTCCACCTGGCGCTCATAGTGCATCTGGCTCAGCTGGTAGTTGCTGTCGATGCTGGTCATGATTTTTTTCAGGTTGTTAATCTGCTGAGTGTTCATACGCACCTCAGTACTTGATAGAGACTGCAGATACCTTCCCGCTGGCGATGGCGATCAGTGCCTTCTCTGCCATTTCCTGCGTAAGTCCGCTTTCAATCAGGTCTGCGATAGCCTGTCGATTGATGCAGCGGCGGTGCTCTTTATCAGCGGCCCGGCGCGCTTCTTCTTCCGCAATGCGCTTCTGCTCAGCCAGGCGCGCTGATTCAGCTTCCTCCTGACGGCGGCGCTCCGCTGCGATAGCAGCGTTCTTTTCCTGCTCAGCTTTTTCCGCAGCGGCTTTTGCTTCACGCTCTGCTTTCTGCTGGGCTTCAATTTTTTCGCGCTCTGCGCGTTCAGTTGCAGCTCTGGCTTCAGATTCACGGCGTGCAGCAGCATCAATTTCAGCCTGTGCTTTTGCCTCTGCATCACGCTTAGCCTGTTCAGCGGCTTCACGGCGGATATTCTCTTCACGCTCAAGGCGTGCTTTTTCTTCTGCCTCTTTGCGCAGGCGATCAAGCTCAGCGGCTTCATGTTCGCGCTTTTGCGCTATTACCAGCGACGCTTCCAGTTGCTGAATAGTTGAATCTTTAGCCACTCCCGCCTCTGCTGCGCGTTCCTGCCAACTGTCATCCAGTACCACGGATTTAGCTTCCAGAATGCGCGCCTGAATATCAGCAGAAGGCAGGTAGTTACCGGCGGTGTCGATCACGTCAGACAGTGCACGCAAATCCACAAGGCGCTGCTGCAGTGCTTCGGTGCGCGCCTTTTCAGCATCTTCCCACTCGGTAAGAGGGCGGCGTACTTCATCGCGCAGCTGATCGCATTCGGTGACGAAGCGGCGCAATTCAGCTTCAACCACTTTCGGCTGCTCCTTGAGGCGCTTCAGGTAATCCCTGCCAGGTTTCTCGACAGCAGTTTTGCTGCGTGATACCTGTGCGGCCAGCGATGCAATACGAGCCCGTCCCTTTGCAGTGCTCAGGTCAGGAACTTCGTTTACTCCGGCGCGGATCTTTTCCAGGAAGGAATCAAGCCCGTTCTCAACGTAAATTGCCGGCGCCATGTCTGGCGCGATTTCGATAATTGCTAAATCAGTCATTTACTCACCCCCATACCCATTTCCGTTTTTGCTGCCAGTTTGCTGACGAACGCCCAGTTGATTGCTTCCGGCAGCGTGCGAAACTTCCAGCTCATCAGCCCGCATGCCGTAACGCAGTACCAGCCGTTAATGATTTGCCATTGCATACACACCTCACTATTACCATTTGGTAAATATCAGGGGTGTGAGAAAGCCACCCTGTGGTGGGTTTCTGGTAATTCAACGCCCTGTTGTTACCGTTAAGGTAATAATCTGATCAATTTTCGAATTAGTCAATAGATGTGACGAGGAAAAGTTTACCATTTTGGTAAATGCATGAGGCGCGGGAAGTTATCCCCCCGGCAGGAGTGACAGGTAGGTTAGAGGTTACTGGTTCTGGCTGACGATGAACTTGATGAAGGCGGCGATCTTGTTTTTCTCTTCCTGCGGCAGCCCGGCGTATTCATGGTGGTCATAGTCAATCAGACCAGCATTACCAGGTGGCAGGATCAGCTCATATGCATCGCGGCCGAACGCCCGAGCGATAGCCGCCAGTACGCCAATGCTGGTTGAACCTTCTACGTTCAGGATGCGATTTACGGTCGCCTGACCGATGCCGGCCGCTTCCGAAACCTTTTTCTCTGAGTTCAGATCCGGATGCTGTCCCATCCATACACCCAGGGTAAACGCTGCCTGCTTTTCCACACTCCATTCCTGCGGGTCGATAATCTCCGGCAGCGTCGGGGTATCTGACAGATGGTCGATATCCAGCCAGAACCGACCTTTCCCGGCGAACGACTCGATCTCGCGTGCCGCGTTAGCGCCGATATTTTTTGTCCCCTTGCTCCACCTGTTAACGAGGTTAGCTGATTTTTTGATTCTCTCGGCAAACCGGAGTTGCGTGTTATCGAAATCCTTCCGGATTATCTCATTGAGGTTGTCGCGTCTTATGTCGTAGATGCTTTTCATTTCTATTTTTTTAGCCTGAAATTGTTACCTAACTGATTAAATTTAATAGAATATTACCATAAAGGTAAACTTACCAAAAAGGTAACAGTCATTGATTTTTACACCAGATTGGTAATAATCAGGCTGTCTAAAGTTAGTCCGGGACTAAAAAAATATGAGCGATGTGCAAAAATTTGACTTCAAACGCTGCTGGCTCGACCTCTCGCCGGCTGAGCGAGAAGAGTTCGCAAGTGACGCCGGCACGACCAGCCACTACATTCAGGTTCACCTGACTGGCCGTAGAAGAATTCCACGTAAGCCTCTGTTAGAAAGACTGTTTAAAGCCTGCAAATCCCGTAAGTGGATCTCCGCAAAATCCGACCTGGTCCTCTGGTTCCACGAACGTTAATCCTCAAAACTCACCCGCGCCGCCACCCCAAGGCGGCTCCTGCCTCTCCCTGAACACCAATTTGGTAATAATTATCCAAATACGGTTGATCTTTTTTTGGCTTGCTGCAAAATTACCAAAGACAAATGCAGAAAGAGGGCAAGTCGATGAAACGAATTACCCAGCGAGAGGCCATTGAGCAGGGGCTCACCCGGTTCTACACAGGGAAGACGTGTAAGCATGGCCACGACAGCGAGCGATACACCATCAGCGGCGAGTGCGTTACGTGCAATAACGAGCGCGCGCGCCGGCAGGCGCAGATGAGATCAGAGCGTCTGAAAGCAGCCAGAAAGGCCAGGGAGGCAGCATGACGCCTTCAGCTTACTACAACGAGATCGACCCATTCGCGGCGCAGTGGCTGCGTAACCTCATAGCCGCCGGGCATATCGCCCCGGGCGAAGTTGACGAACGGAGTATTGAAGATGTCACACCTGACGACCTCAGAGGATTTACCCAGTGCCACTTTTTCGCCGGTATCGGCGTCTGGTCCCATTCCCTCCGCCTCGCCGGATGGCCTGACGATCGTCCGGTCTGGACTGGCTCCTGCCCGTGCCAGCCTTTCAGCGCGGCAGGCAAAGGAGATGGGTTTGCTGACGAGCGGCACCTTTGGCCCCACTTCTTCCACCTCATCAGCGAGCGCAGACCTCAGCATGTCTTTGGCGAACAGGTTGCAAGCGGTAACGCAAACACATGGTTCGACCTTGTACAAGCTGACCTGGAAGGAATGGGATACGCCTTCGGGCTTGTGCCGTTTACGTCAGCGGGCATCGGCGCACCGCACATCAGAGAGCGGGCCTACTGGGTGGCCAACGCCACAGGTCAACTACATCACCAATGCAACGACGGTACAAATGAGCTCGGACGGAAGGTTAACCCCGAACAAAATCGGATGGGCGGCGGCATTGGCGGGCTGGGTAACGCCAACGTCGCGCGACTGGAAGGACTCAGCGGGAATGACAGCCCAGCGGGACGGGAAGGAGCGACTGGACCAGCTGCCGCGCCAGGCTTTCATGACGGGTTGGCCAACACCGACAACGAGCAACACTCGATCGCCGTCAGTGGATACGGCCATGAACATGCATCGACAGGACGGGAGCAAGACCCAGCAGCGTCTGCAGGACTTCGCGGGGATTACCGGCCCCTTGAGGTTAACGGTTTTTGGCGAGATGCGGACTGGCTCTTTTGTCGAGATGGAAAATGGCGTCCAGTTGAGCCCGGCACATTCCCGCTGGTTGATGGGGCTGCCGCACGCATGGGACGAGTCGAGCCCGGGGTGGCAAGAGTGGCAAGCAGCAACCGCGTCGGCCGCCTGAAGGGTTACGGCAACGCCATCAACGCACAGGCAGCTGCGGCTTTTATTCGCGCTTACATGGGGGTGCAGGATGGCCAGTAGCTGGATAAAAGTCGAGGTGATCACACCAGACAAGCCGGAGATTTTCCAGATAGCAGAAATCCTGAATATCGACCCCGACGCGGTACTCGGTAAGCTCGTTCGCATATGGGCATGGGCGGATCAGCAGACTGTCGACGGTAACGCTGGCAGCGTTACAAAAGGAGTGCTTGACCGTATCGCTTTTATTACAGGATTCGCTGATGCACTGATCGCTGTTGGTTGGCTCGCTTACGACGGCAACAAGCTTATTCTCCCCAACTTTGAGCGCCATAATGGGGAAAGCTCTAAAAAACGGGCACTTACAAACAGAAGGGTTGCAGCACACCGTAAAAATGAAACGCAGAAAGTAACTCTGGCTGCGTTACAAAAAGCGTTACCAGAGGAAGAGGAAGAGGAAGAGGAAGAGGAAGAAGTAAAAGATAAGATCCCCCCTAACCCCCCAAGGGGGAGGGAGCCAAAAAAATCTTATCCGTATCCTGAACAGCTCAATGCCGAAGCCTGGGATGAGTGGAAGGCCTACAGGTCAGAAATGCGGTTTAAAGCCTACGCCCCAACTGAACGGAGCGAGGGCGCAGCAATCACCGAACTGATTAACCTGTCTGGCGGCAACCACACACGGCAGATGCAGATTGTGAAGCAGAGCATGGCGAAGGGTTGGAAAGGGCTGTTCGAGCTGAAAGGCGGCTCTGGGCAGCGAGATGTGAACACCATATCCCGTCCGGATACTGAGATCCCGCCGGGATTCAGGGGCGGGCCGGCGCCCTGACAGCCAGCGCAGCGCGGAAGCGCGTTTTTTTACGCCTTAATGTTTACCAAAAAGGTAATAAAATATGCGCAAGACTATTGATACTGATCCGTTTATGGTTATAAATTACCAATAAGGTGAAAATCATGCGAAAGACACTACAGGCACTTGGCCGGCTTAAAGCGGGCCAGATGAACAAAACCGAAACGGCGTATGCGCAAGAGCTTGAGCTGCGTAGGCGCTACGGGGAAATCGCCTGGTTCCGGTTCGAAGGCATCAAGCTGCGTCTGGCTGACAACACGTTCTACACGCCTGACTTCGCCGTGATGCTGGCAAACGGCCAGATGGAATTGCATGAGGTGAAAGGGTTCTGGACTGACGATGCCAGGGTGAAAACCAAAGTCGCCGCCGACCAGTACCCATTCCGGATCATCGGAGTAACGAAGCTCCCGGCAAAAGCCGGCGGCGGGTGGAAGGTCGAAGAGTTCTAAAACAACGATCTTCATTGATATCAATTGAATCAATAAGTTAAACGGGTAAGCGGGGGTAAGTATGGATTTTGATTTCGTGAATTATAGCCGGCGGTCACTGCTGCTGTTCGTGATGGTGGCAAACATCATTGGGTGGGTGGCAATCGTCGCCGTCCTGTATGTGGCTTATCTGGCGATCGAGTGGGTGGCGGCATGAACATCGAAACAGTAAACGAGCTCATCGCTTCCCTGGAGAGCGCAGGCGAGCTGTCGATCAGAGAGCAGAAGTTCCTGAAGCTGGCGAAAGAGTTTCGCATTTGCAGCGCTTCACTGGATGCCGCCATAAAAACCGGGAATGTGCTGGCAGACCAAAATGCTCAGCTGGCTGCGGAGAATGTGGGACTGAAAAAATTCATCAAGACCGAGTGTTTTGTCGGGCAAGACAAGCCTGATATTTGCCCTGGCTTGGTATCCACTCGATATGTCAGTGCTGATGGCTATGAGCCTGAAACCCCCGCCACCCATCGCATCGTAGCCGGGATTAAGGCTGATGGGGTGGAGGAGTTTGCAGCGCATCTTCGCGCTAATTATAACGGGTCATCAGTTTGCAAAATTATTGCGCTCGGAGCCGATGATTTCGCCAAGCAGCTGCGCGAGGGGGACGGCAAATGCGTATGAAAGTTTATATTGCTGGCCCTATGACAGGCTACAAGGATTTCAACCGACCAGCATTCAATGCGTTTGCCCTGAAGCTAAGCCTGGATGGATATGTAGTGCTAAATCCAGCCATCCTCCCTGGTGGACTTGAACAGCGTGAGTATATGGATATCTGCTGCGCAATGATTCGCTGTGCCGATGCGGTTTTTATGTTGCGGGGATGGGAGGGCTCAGAAGGCGCCGTTGCTGAACACGCACTGGCTAAAAAGATGGGGCTGAAAATCATCACAGAGCAGCAGGAGCGTGCAGCATGACTGATATCACCGAACTGGCGCAGAGAGAGAAATTCGAAGCGTGGTTTGTAAATGATGTTGTGGGGGCCGATGTAACCTTCCCAGCCTTTGAAGATGGCGCATACGCCGAAGGAGAAATTTACGATGAGCAATTGTACTTCATGCTTCAGGCCATGTGGATGGCATGGAAAGCGGCTGGCGCTGAGCTGGTAGAGGCGCTGGAGAAGGCGCAGCAGCGGATTGATGAACTGGAGAACGATGAAGTTCGTCAACGGCTGGCTAACGCAGAGCACCAACTCTACCTGGCTGAACTGGCTAAGCATAACCTCAAAGCTAGCCGCAAAGCCCAGTTCCGCAAGCGTAGAGCGGCAGAGAAGCGCATCGCCGAGCTGGAGTCCCGCACCGTCACCGTGAAGCTGGCATCCCGCCGATTACCATCTGATTACGTTGATGGTGAATTCGGCAATGATGATTTGGCAGCAATACATAATGCATGTCGGCTGGAATGCAAGGTCAGTGTTGAAAAGTATTTGTCAGCACATGGGATTGTAGTCAAGTGGGAGGCTGAGTGATGGCTAACCTCCAGCTTGCAGTGAACAGTGAGTATTTCGATGCAATGAAACGAGGCGAGAAAACAGAAGAGTATCGCCTGGTTAATCCGTATTGGGAGCGCCGTATCTTTGGGCGCGAATATGATCGCCTGATTATCACGCGGGGCTATCCAAAGCGCGATGACCTCGACCGCCGTATTGATATCCCGTATGAAGGATTCGAAATAAAAACCATCACACACAAACATTTCGGCGAGCAGCCTGTGAAGGTATTCGCCATCAAGGTGAATATCGAAGGAGCCAACCAATGACCAAATCAACCATAACCAGAGAACGCCTGGCAAAAATTAAATCATGGCGTGAAACCTACGGCGCCGGAAGCAACGTAATGCTGCCAGCTGAAGAAGCTGAGGAGCTGGCCCGCATAGCGCTGGCCGCAATGAACGGCGAGCCGGTGGCCGAAGTTTTATCTAACCGCCCAGGCAATGACACGTCGACAATTGACAGGGCGCTTCCTGTCGGCACTCAGCTCTATCTCCACGCGCAGCCAGAGCCGGTAGTGCCGGATGCCGCGACTGCGATACGTGCGTGCCTATCTGAGTTCCCGGAAAGCGCACGCGATATCGTTGAGGAATGCGCAGATATTGCAGAAAACGCCTGCCGCGCCGCCATGCTGCAGGAACTCCAAAAAAGTGCAGGAGCTGAGGCAACCTGCAGGAGTAACGAAAATGTGCAGGTTCTGCACACCAAATCTCCGGCGCAATCCGATTGCTGCCCGGCGCAAAACGGCGACACTCCAGCGCAAAGCCAGGGATGGATTCCGGTAAGCGAGCGGATTCCTGATAATACTGAGCCTGTTCTTTGTATTGAAAAACGTGCTGATTTTGGTACTTACGGACAACCATTCGTTTGTTGGCATGATGGAGGTGGATGGGTTGGAAAAACAAATTACCGTCCAATCGTAACCCACTGGATGCCGCTGCCTGCCGCCCCTCAGGAGGTAAAGTGATGCGCACCATCGAAGAACTTGGCAAGCATGCAGCATTGCTGAAGTGGCGGCGCCAGTTTGGACCGTTCGAGAAATGCCCGGTCTGCTACGGGCTTATCTCTTCCTGCCAACTATGCCACGGTAGCGGCAGGGTGATTCAGGAGGATATCGACTCCTGGAATAACCCAATCGCCAAGATGAGACGGGAGGTGAAAAATGCGTAAACACATCATCAAATACGAATATCGTGACGGCGTAAAACTTGCGAGACATGAAATAGAAACCTGGTGTGGGCATGCACCACAATTTTCAGATTGGTTGTTTCAGGATGCCCAGCACGCCATATTGAGTATAGAGCAAGAGTCCCGCATTCAACCCTGCAAGCGGTGCATTAAGGCTATTATCAATGCCGCAGAGAAGGGGGTGAAGTGATGTCTACCATGACTTTCGTTGTTGAGTTTGAAGATGGCAAAGAGCCGCCGGCACACGCACACATGGAGGTGTTTGGCGGGAAGGTTATCGCAGTGGCTTTCCGTGACGCACTGGAAGAGCCGGAAGAGGATGAAGACTGATGCCTAAATCCCCCGCAGAACGCAAAGCCGCGCAGCGCGCGCGGCAGTCCGCCGCCGGTGAGCGCAAAATTGAACTGGTGCTGGATGAACAGGAGCAGGAAATGCTGGCGCGGAACTGCGCCGCCCGGCGCCCTGGTCGCGACCCATACGAAATGGCCGAGTACATCGCGCTGCTGATCCGCCAGGATGATGCCCGGGTGCGCGGCCGGATTAACGCCATCAGCAAACGCCGCTGCGGCAAGTGCGGCGATCAGTTGCCGGTGGCATCATGCCCGCACTCAGGAGAAGCCGCATGCTGGGTGATGTACGGCTGGCACGAAACGAAACTACCGCTGTGACATGTCACGTCATATTGACTAAATCCTCGCATGATTATACTGTTTATATATACAGTATTTTTATGCGAGGTCCATCATGGGTTTTCCATCACCTGCTGCAGACTACGTTGAGAAAACGCTAACCGTTTTACGCCTTTGTCAGTATGACGCCAACTGTCGCGCCCTGGAGACTACCGCCGGTTATGCCGTCGTTGATGTCTTCCGCCGGCCAAAGCAGGGTGATCATGTCCTTATCGCATATGCCGGGAAAACTGAATTCGCTGTTGTCCGTGGGCAGGCGCTGATCACTGATGATGGTGAGGCGCTGGAAGGGGAAGCCCTGGACGATGTTGAAGTGCGGGGTGTCGTTACCTACCTGATAAACCGGGCCGGGTGGGTGAGTGATGATGATATTCCGATCATGTAACATCGCTGGTGGCATGGTATTATTACCTAAAAGGTAATTATTTTCGGGGTGTTTACCATGCCAAAGGATCCGAAGCGCAAATCAACTCAGTACAAACCGTTGACGGTGATGCAGGAAGCCTACGCCCAGGAGTATGTGAAATGCCCTGAAAATCAGACGCAGGCGGCCATCAATGCCGGGTTCTCCCCAAAGTCTGCCCACGTCAAAGCCAGCACAATGATGCGTGATGAGCGTATCCAGAAACGAATCGCTGAGCTGATGGAAGAGCGCAACAAGCGCCTGCGCGTCAGCGCCGATTACGTGCTGCTGCGCCTGGTGGAAATCGACCAGATGGATGTGATCGACATCCTCGACGATGAAGGCGGACTGAAGCCGATTAGCCAGTGGCCTAAAGTCTGGCGAACGTCGATCAGCGCAGTGGATATAAACCGCATCAGGATGGCGATGAAGGATGACGAGGAAGATATCGAGTCCACGCTGCAAAAAATAAAATGGCCCGACAAGGTGAAAAACCTCGAGCTGATTGGTAAGCATGTTGACGTGATGGCATTCAAAGAGCGCATGGAAGTTAACGTGAACGTCACCATTGCCGACCGCATGGCCGCCGCCCGGCGCCGCCTGAAAGAGCGCCAGGGTGGTGACCAGTGACAGACGCCGCTTTATCCCCGGAAGAACAGCTGATCGACGATATCGCCAGCTTTACGCATGACCCGCTGGGCTATGCGCTGTATGCGTTTCCGTGGGGCGAGGATGGCACAGAGCTCGCGCACGCCTCCGGGCCGCGACAGTGGCAGGCTGACGCATTCCGCGAGATAGGCGAGCACCTGCAGAATCCCGCGACACGTCACCAGCCGCTTATGATTTCCCGCGCATCCGGCCACGGCATCGGCAAATCTGCGTTCATCTCGATGCTGATTAACTGGGCCATGTCCACCTGTGAAGATTGCAAGGTGGTGGTGACCGCTAACACCGACAACCAGCTGCGCACGAAGACCTGGCCGGAAATCATCAAATGGTCAAACCTGGCTATCACGAAAGAGTGGTTCACCTGCACCGCCACCGCGATGTACAGCAACGATCCGGGCCACGACAAACGCTGGCGCGCCGATGCTATTCCCTGGTCTGAGCACAACACCGAGGCGTTTGCTGGCCTGCACAACGAGCGTAAGCGCATCGTTGTGGTGTTCGACGAAGCATCTAACATTGCGGATCTGGTCTGGGAGGTTGCCGAGGGCGCGCTGACGGACGAGGACACAGAAATTATCTGGGTAGCGTTCGGTAACCCAACGCGCAACACCGGGCGATTCCGGGAGTGCTTCCGCAAATACAAGCACCGCTGGAAGTGCGCGCAGATCGACAGCCGCACCGTCGAAGGCACCAACAAGCAGCAGCTGCAGAAATGGGTGGACGACTACGGCGAGGACAGCGACTTTGTGAAGGTCCGCGTGCGCGGGATCTTCCCTGATGCGTCAGAGCTGCAGTTTATCCCTACCGGGCTGACAGACGAGGCGATGAAGCGCGTGGTTACCGCGGCACAGGTGGCTCACGCCCCGCGGATAATCGGCGTCGACCCGGCGTATTCCGGCGTGGATGATGCAGTGATTTATCTCCGCCAGGGGCTGCACAGCAAAGTGCTGTGGACCGGCAATAAGACCACCGACGATCTGATTATGGCGAAGCGAATCGCCGACTTTGAGGACCAGTACCAGGCTGACGCGGTGTTTATCGACTTCGGTTACGGTACCGGGCTGAAGTCCATCGGTGACGGCTGGGGCCGAACCTGGCAGCTTGTGCCGTTCGGCGGCGCATCGGCAGATCCGCAAATGTTGAATAAGCGCGGCGAGATGTTCAACGCCTGTAAGACGTGGCTCAGGCTCGGCGGCGCGCTGGACGACCAGGAGACGGCGGACGACCTGTCCGCAGCAGAGTACAAGGTGAGGGTGGACGGTAAGATCGTCATGGAGCCGAAGGAAGATATCAAAGAGCGTTTGGGCCGGTCGCCGGGCAAGGGCGATGCGCTGCTTCTGACGTTCGCATACCCGGTGACGAAGCGTTCAGATTTCCCTGCTGCCGGCGGCAAGCAGCCCAACGTGATCAGCGAGTACGACCCGTGGGCGTGAAAAAAGCCAGCGCATCGGCTGGCTGATTGTGACATGTCACCGCTCATTTAATCGATAGGCGTTGCCAGCCAATCATCGGCAAACAGATCGCCCTGCGACGGAACCCAGCCAGGCTGCATAATGCCTTGTGCGTTCTTCAGGTCGAGGTGTGGCGCAATGGTAAACTCGCCTGTGATTCCCGCCTTTGCATAATCACTGCCGGGGCGAGGTTCGCTGACGGTGTATCCACCTGCCTTAATGACAAACTGCCCTTTACCGTTCCAGCCTTCGCGATAAATCTTTGCGCCGGATTTAACTGCCTCAAGAGCTTCGCCAAATTTCATAGTTGCCTCTCTAAAAAAATGCCCGGATAACCGGGCGAAACAGGGATGATGGAAAGTGCCGTCCATGGCTGGGTGTCACAGGGTTTACAGCATGAAGTCATCGCAATGGCGTCCTGCTGTAAAAAGGGCGGTGGTCAGAAAGGGAATAACTGCCACCGCCAAACTTGCACTGGAACTACGGGTATCACGGTCCTGATGCGTGATTGGGTTGTGGTGCTGTGCGTCAGCATTTCCGTCGTCGCCTTGGTATCCGCCGCAACCGAACCAACTAGCATCTGGAAAACCACAACGAAGAGAGTACTGCGCCTGTATCGGTTAGCGTCACGGGTTTAACCGGTCACCCCAATGCTCTCTTCACTGCATCCTCGTCTCTTCCGAGGTGTCACACCGTACCGCCACGATGGTGAGTCGCTGTCGTGCATGCAGGGCATGGCTTGCACATTCCGGCTACCCGCTGGGCCATGTACCAAGGAGCCCCCGGACCGCTATCGACGCATGTGCCATACGCCGGATGCTTTCACACCTGGAAGCGCACTCCGCCATCTGAGTAACGACAAAGCCATCAATGGAAGGGAATGGGGTGCGCTTTCATGTTGTGTTTACCAAAAAGGTAATAATTTATCGTCAAAAGGTCAATACACTACGACAAATAAATCATATGTGGTTAAATTGGTAATAATTTAAACGCGTATGGAGTATCGATATGTGCATTGGCAGCAAGCCTTCAGTACCTGCGGCACCAGAAGTTCAGGCGGCTCCGCAGGAGCAGGACCAGGCTGTAGTCGATTCCCGCGATGAAGAAACCAGGCGCCGCCGTGCGGCCGCCGGGCGTAGTTCTACGCTGCTGACCGGGGCGCAGGGTGATACCTCCGCCGCAAATACCAGCGGCAAAACGCTGCTCGGTCAGTAACTGGAGCGCGCAGAGATGGCGGAAACCGAAAAAGAGCGGCTGCTGAAGCAGCTCGCACAGCTGAAAAATGAGCGCACTTCGTTTGAGCCGCACTGGCGCGACCTGAGCGACTTCATCAACCCGCGTGGTTCCCGCTTCCTTACGTCTGACGTTAACCGTGACGATCGCCGCAACACGAAGATTGTTGACCCTACCGGCTCGCTCGCTCAGCGCATTCTGGCCAGCGGTATGATGTCAGGCATCACAAGCCCGGCCCGTCCGTGGTTCAAACTGGCAACGCCTGACCCTGACATGATGGACTACGGCCCAGTGAAGCTGTGGCTTGAAGTCGTTCAGCGTCGAATGAACGAAGTGTTCAACAAGTCTAATCTGTACCAGTCTCTTCCTGTCATGTACGCCAGCCTGGGTACTTTCGGTACCGCCGCCATGGCTGTACTGGAAGATGACCAGGATGTGATCCGCACAATGCCTTTCCCGATTGGCAGCTACTACCTGGCGAACAGCCCGCGTGGTAGCGTCGACACCTCATTCCGTCAGTTCTCTATGACCGTGCGCCAGTTGGTGCAGGAATTCGGTCTGGACAACGTGAGCACGTCCGTTAAGGGCATGTGGGATAACGGCACATATGAAGCGTGGGTGGAGGTTAACCACTGCATCACGCCAAACATCAACCGCGACAGCGGCAAGATGGACAGCAAGAACAAACCGTTCCGATCTGTCTATTTCGAGACAGGCGGCGACACCGACAAGCTGCTGCGAGAATCAGGATTTGATGAATTCCCGATCCTTGCGCCGCGCTGGGAGGTTAACGGCGAGGATGTTTATGCATCTTCCTGCCCTGGAATGCTGGCACTTGGCCAGGTTAAAGCTCTTCAACTTGAGCAGAAACGCAAAAGCCAGCTGATCGACAAGGCCACCAACCCGCCGATGGTCGCTCCAACCTCGCTGAAAAATCAGCGTGTTTCTCTGTTGCCTGGCGACGTGACGTACATCGACGTGCTGAGCGGCCAGGACGGTTTCAAGCCTGCGTATCTGGTAAACCCGAATACCGCCGACCTGCTGGCTGACATTCAGGACACCAGGCAGACCATCAACAGCGCCTACTTTGTCGACCTCTTCATGATGCTGCAAAACATCAACACCCGCTCTATGCCGGTGGAAGCGGTGATCGAGATGAAGGAAGAGAAGCTGCTGATGCTTGGGCCGGTGCTGGAGCGTCTGAACGACGAGGCTCTCAACCCGCTTATCGATCGCGTGTTCTCCATTATGGCGCGCAAGAACATGCTTCCGCCTCCGCCTGACGTTATGCAGGGCATGCCGCTGCGCATCGAGTACATCTCCGTGATGGCGCAGGCGCAGAAATCTATCGGCCTTACCAGCCTGTCGCAGACCGTTGGCTTCATTGGCCAACTCGCACAGGCCAAGCCGGAAGCGCTGGACAAACTCAACGTGGATCAGGCCATCGATGCATTCGCGGAGATGTCCGGTGTCTCGCCGACAGTCATCGTTCCACAGGAACAGGTTGAGCAGGTTCGCGAGCAGCGCGCTCAGCAGCAGCAACAGCAGCAAATGGTGGCTATGGGCATGGCTGCCGCTCAGGGCGCCAAGACCCTCAGCGAAGCGCAGACGGCGGGTCCCAGCGTACTGACAGCGCTTTCTAACGCAGCAGGAGCGTCGCAGCAATGACGGACTTCGACGAAGAAGAACTGCGCATTCAGAACGAGCGGAAGAAGCACGACCTGGAGCAGCGCGAGAAGGATGACATCAAGTTCGTCATGGATAGCGAGCAGGGCCGCCGCGTCGTGTGGGGGCTACTGGAGAAAGGTCAGGTTTTCGGTACCTGCTTCAACGTAGACCCGCACATCACAGCATTCAACGAAGGGCAGCGCAACCTGGCTCTGGTTCTGTTTCAGCGCGTCATGACGCACTGCCCCGATCAGTATCTGAAGATGGCCGCAGAGGCCAGTGAACAGGAGTAACCATGAATTTATTTGAACGTTTGCTGCATCGCCGTCTTTGCAATGAGCAACCTGCTGATGGTGGCGCTGCACCGGCACCGTCTGAGCCACCCGCACCTGCTGCTGACCAGGCAAAACCAGAAGGCGATAAGCCACAGCATGGCGCTGAAGGTGACAAGCCTCAGGACGATAATCCAGCTGATGGTGATAAGCCAGCAGACAAGCCTGATGACAAAGAGCAGAAGCCAGAAGGCGCGCCGGAGAAATACGAATTCAAGCCAGCTGAAGGCCAGGAGCTTGATACTGCAGCGCTGGAGCAATTCGAGCCTATCGCGCGTGAGTTGAACCTGACTAATGAACAGGCTCAGAAGATGGTCGACCTGTACGGCACGAAGATCATGCCAATGGTGCAGAAGCAGCAGGCAGAAGCCTGGCAGAAAACCACTGAGCAGTGGGCCGCAGATGTTAAGGCTGACAAGGAGATCGGCGGTGACAAACTGACCGCAAACCTCAGCGCTGCGCAGCGTGCACTGGAACAATTCGGCGATCCAGAACTGAAAGAATACCTGGATTCAACCGGTCTGGGTAATCACCCGGCGCTTGTTAAAGCGTTTATCAAAGTCGGCAAGGCAATGTCAGAAGACAAGGTTGTCACCGGCGGTCATGAAAGCGGCGGCAGTGACCTTATCTCCGCCTTCTATCCCAAAAAGTGAGGTATGAAAAATGGCTTTAATCGGTCAAACTCTGCCATCGTTGCTTGACATCTACAATCGTACTGACAAGAACGGGCGAATCGCGCGCATCGTGGAGCAGTTGGCGAAAACCAACGACATCCTGACCGATGCGATCTATGTGCCGTGTAATGACGGCTCTAAGCATAAAACCACCATCCGCGCAGGTATTCCTGAGCCGGTATGGCGCCGCTATAACCAGGGCGTTCAGCCAACCAAAACCCAGACCGTGCCAGTGACCGATACAACCGGTATGTTGTACGACCTGGGCTTCGTTGATAAGGCTCTGGCGGACCGTTCAAATAACGCCGCCGCGTTCCGTGTTTCCGAAAACATGGGCAAGCTGCAGGGCTTCAACAATAAAGTCGCCCGCTACGCTATCTACGGCAACACCGATGCAGAGCCTGAGGCTTTCATGGGCCTGGCTCCGCGCTTCAATACGCTGAGTACCAGCAAAGCTGCAAGCGCAGAAAACGTATTCAGCGCCGGTGGTAGCGGATCTACCAACACTTCTATCTGGTTTATGTCATGGGGTGAGAACACTGCTCACATGATCTATCCGGAAGGCATGGTAGCTGGATTCCAGCATGAAGACCTTGGTGACGACCTGGTAAGTGACGGTAACGGCGGCCAGTTCCGTGCGTATCGTGACGAATTCAAGTGGGATCTTGGTCTGAGCGTGCGTGACTGGCGTTCAATTTCCCGCATCTGCAACATAGATGTGACCACACTGACCAAAGACGCATCAACTGGTGCTGACCTGATCAGCATGATGGTGGATGCATATTATGCCCGCGACGTGGCGATGCTGGGTGATGGAAAAGAAGTTATCTATGCCAACAAAACCATCCACGCATGGCTGCACAAACAGGCTATGAATGCCAAAAACGTAAACCTTACCATCGAAGAGTACGGCGGTAAGAAGATCGTTTCCTTCCTGGGCATTCCTATCCGTCGTGTGGATGCAATCCTCAACACTGAATCAGCCGTAACGGCGTAAGGAGAGAGAATCATGTTGCTTGATCAACAGGCTTTGTTCTCCGCGGCTCAGGCCATTACGGCCACCGCGGTATCAACCAACGTTATTGACACCGGCTCCAGTAAGGATGTCGGTAAATATGGCGATATCCCGCTGCTGATTCAGGTTGTTGAGGCATTCAACAATCTGACCAGCCTGACCGTAACGGTGCAGACTGATGACAACTCGTCTTTCAGCTCTGCAACAGATGTGATCTCCATGGTCATTCCTCTGGCATCCCTGACCGTTGGTTACAAAACGCCGGTCATCACGCTGCCGATGAAGCTGGAGCGCTACATCCGACTTAACTACACCGTCACCGGTACCGCGCCGACCACTGGCAAAGTAACCGCTGGCATTGTTGGCGGGGTGCAGACCAATGTCTAAATATCGCGTCAAAGAGCGCTCCTTCATTAACGGCAAGCTCTGCGAGCCTGGCGATATTGTGGAGTTTTCCGGGGAGGCTGGCAAAAACCTGATCCCTCATAACGACGGTGATGTCGTGGTGAAGGAAGATGCTCTCCCAACCAATGAAGAGCTTCAGGAACTGGACCAACTTCGTACCATTTACGAAGAGATGTTCGGCGAAGCTCCGCATAAAAACACCAGCGCAAAAACTCTCAAAGAGAAGATTGACGCCCGGCGTAAAGAACTGGGCGTGTAAGCGCTCAATAAAGTGCCAAAAGCCGGGGCCATTCGGCCCCGCTTTTCTATGCGGAGACCTGAGAATGAAAACTGTAAACATGAAAACAGGCACCGACTCATTCGTTGGTGAAGACGGAAAACCAGAAACCAAAGATCAGTATCCGTGGGGTCTGCGCATCACGCTGGATAACGAATCTCTGCAACGTCTCGGCCTGAATGCAAAATCACTGCCAGCGGTAGGTGATAGCGTTTCAGTTATGGCAATGGCTAACGTATGTTCTGTTTCTACCCGCACCACAGATCACGGTGAAGACAACTATGTTGAGCTGCAGATCACCGATATTGGCATGGCTCCACAGAAACGTGATGATGCCAAAGAGCTGAAAGATGCTTTCTACCCAGGCGGGGAGGATGATTAATGGCCTCCGTTATCGAGATCTGCAACCGGGCGCTGAGCAACATCGGTAATAACCGGAGCATCAACAGTCTGGAAGAAGCCAGCAAAGAAGCCGGGCAATGCTCCCTGTATTACGAGTCGATTCGCGATGCTGTGCTGGCCGACTTTGACTGGAATTTTGCGACCAAGAATATCGCGCTGGCTGACACCAACAACCCGCCGCAGGACTGGGATTATGCGTATACCTACCCCACTGACTGCCTCCGTATTATTGAGATCCCGCTGCCTGGCGTACGGTATCCGACGGCTGCTATGCGCGTGCAGTACGTGGTCGGCGCGGACAGCGCTGGCACGGGGCGCCTGATTTACACCGATCTGCCACAGGCCTGGCTTCGGTATGTTGCCCGCATCACCGACGTGAATATGTTCGATTCCATCTTCCAGGAGGCTCTATCCTGGCGCCTGGCCGCGGCTATTAACATGGTTCTCACGGGTAATGCCGACCTCGGCAATAACGCCCTGAGCATGTATAGCCGGATCATCCTCAGTGCTGGCTCTCACAGCATGAACGAATCGCAGGAACCGCAAATGCCTGACGATCCGTTTACCGTAGCGAGGATGTGCTGATGGCTGTTAGCTGGATACAACCGAGCTTCTCAGGTGGCGAAATTGCTCCATCGCTCTATGGCCGCATCGATATGGCGAAGTACCAGGTGGCGCTGCGCAAGTGCGATAACTTTATTGTGCGGCAGTATGGCGGGGTAGAGAACCGCCCGGGCACGCAGTTCATCGCCGCGGCGAAATACCCGGATCGCAAATGTCGCCTGATACCTTTCCAGTTTTCGACGGTTCAGACCTATGCGCTGGAGTTTGGCCACAATTACATGCGCGTCATCAAAGACGGCGGCCTGGTGCTCACCACCGGCGATGTGATTTATGAGCTGGCGACGCCTTATACAGAAAATGATGTTTTCGGCCTGAAATTCACTCAAAGCGCCGACGTTATGACGATCGTGCATCCTTCCTATCCGCCTAAAGAATTGCGCCGGTATGCGCATGACAACTGGCAGATCGTCGATGTGCAGACAACTAACGGCCCGTTTGAGGATATCAACGTCGACGAGTCAAAAACTGTCTGGGCCAGCGCCACCACTGGCACAATCACTCTGACCTCGAGCTCTGCCATATTCGGCGCCGAGCAGGTCGGAAAGCTGTTCTACCTCGAGCAGCCAGCCGTTGACTCTGTACCAGTATGGGAAACCAGCAAGAGCACATCGATCGAGGATATCCGGCGCGCCGACAGCAACTACTATCGCGCCAATACCGAAGGAAAAACCGGGACGTTACGCCCATCACACACCGAAGGTATGGCGTGGGATGGCTGGGGCGGAACCGGCGATCTTGATACAGGCGTGCAGTGGGAATACCTGCATAGTGGTTTTGGCATTGTGCGGATCACTGCCGTCGCCGGTGACGGGCTGACTGCAACCGCTGATGTGGTTTCTCGTATCCCTGAGAACGTTGTCGGGGCTGACAAGGCCAGCTACAAGTGGGCGCGCTATGCGTGGAACAGCGTCAATGGTTATCCGGCGACGGTCGTCTACTACCAGCAGAGGCTGTACTTCGCTGCATCCCCTGCGTATCCGCAAACCATCTGGGCCAGCCGTACCGGTGACTATAAAGACTTCGGCAAGAGCAACCCGACGCAGGATGATGACAGGATCGTTTATACCTACGCTGGCCGGCAGGTTAACGAAATTCGTCACCTTATCGATGTCGGATCGCTGGTTGTTCTGACCTCCGGCGGTGAGTTTGTTGTGACCGGTGACCAGAATAAAGTGCTTACGCCGTCTGCATTCTCCCTGAGTTCTCAGGGCTCAAACGGCTGCAGCGATGTCCCTCCTATCGCAGTTTCGAATATCGCGCTCTTTATCCAGGAGAAGGGCAGCGTCGTGCGGGATCTGGCCTACTCGTTTGATGTGGACGGTTTTCAGGGCAACGATCTGACGATTCTCGCAAATCACCTTTTCCAGAAGCGCAGCATTGTCGACTGGGCGTTTTGTATTGTCCCGTTCTCCAGCGCGTTCTGCGTGCGTGACGATGGAAAATTGCTGGTGCTGACCTATCTGCGTGATCAGCAGGTTTTCGCCTGGTCTCCGCAATCCAGCGCCGGGAAATATGAGAGCACTTGCGGTATCAGTGAAGGCAGCGAAGACGCGATTTATTTCGTGGTTAACCGCACCATCAACGGCCAGACAAAACGCTATATCGAGAGGCTGGCAAGCCGCCAGTTCACCGATGACCTTGACGCTTTCTTTGTCGACAGCGGACTGACCTATGACGGGCGCAATACCGGCAGCCGGGCGGCGACTATCGGCGGTGGAAGCGGGGACTGGAGTTATCAGGTGCCGTATACCCTGACGATAAGCGGGGCCAGCTATTTTACCGCGGGAGATGTCGGCGCACAGATCCAGTTCCCCTACACAGGAACCGATCCTGAAGATGGTAGCGACGTTGCTATGCAACTGCGTTGCGACATTATTTCGGTGGAAAGTGGTAACTCGGTAACCGTGACGGCAAACCGGAATATTCCTCCTGCCCTGCGCAATACCGCCACCACTAACTGGTATATGGCCCGCCAGACATTCGCCGGGCTCGATCACCTTGAAGGACAGACCGTCAATATACTATCCGACGCCAGTGTAGAGCCGCAGAAAGTCGTCACCGGCGGCGCCGTTACGCTGGAGAAACCCGGCGCAGTGGTCCACATCGGCCTACCGATTAACGCCCAGTTTGAAACCCTGGACATCAATATTAACGGGCAGGAGACGCTGCTCGATAAGAAACAGCTGATCAATTCCGTGACGCTGGTGGTCAACGCCAGCCGCGGTATCTGGGCGTCAACTCCAGGCGGCCAGTGGTACGAATACCCTCAGCGCGAGTTTGAGTTTTACGACGATCCTGTTGATGACGCCACAGGCAAAGTAGAGGTCAAGCTCGACAGCAACTGGGATAAAAATGGGCGGGTAAAAATCCGTCAGACTGATCCGCTGCCGCTTTCTGTACTGGCGGTGATCCCCCGCATTACCGTGGGAGGCTTTTAATGATTAACGCTCAGATAGTCCCGGCCACCGCAGAGCACATCGCTGAAATTATCCCCCGCGTGCGCCTGGCCGACATCGAAGAGTTTGCCGCCACGAATGGCTGGAGTGCTGCCCGTGTTCTGGAGTGCGGCCTTCGCACATCAACCTTCTGTTGTGCCGGCTTGATAAACGGCCGCGTTGTCACCGTCTTTGGCGTGGCGCCCGCTTCAATGATTGGCGGCAGCGGGATCCCCTGGCTTGTCGGCACGGATGATCTGGAGCGCTATCAGCGCACATTTCTGCGCCGTTGCCGGAAGGTGGTTGCTGCAATGCTGTCCGTCTATCCGTATCTCGAAAATTATGTCGATGCCCGTAACCACGTCGCAAAAGCGTGGCTGCACTGGCTCGGTTTTACCCTGGAAGACCCGGCGCCGTATGGTGTGCTCGGCCTGCCGTTCCACCGCTTTTACATGGAGAAAAACTGATGTGTGATCCGACTATCGCCGCCGGCGCGACTTTAGCGCTCAGCGGCCTGTCTGCATATAACCAGTATCAGCAGGGTAAATATACTGCCGCGGTTGCTCAGCAGAATGCTGATGTTGCAACTGCCCAGGCTAATGACGCCATAAATCGCGGTAACGCGGAGGCTGATCAGCGCCGTCGTGAGACCCGGCAGCGGCAGGGCACGCAGGCGGCAATAATGGGCGCAACTGGTGCTGATATGAGCTCAGGATCTGCGCTGGATATATTCGGGGATACGGCGCAGTTCGGGACGCTCGACGCGCTTACTACCGTGAATAATGCGCAGCGAGAGGCGTATGGGTACCAGGTTCAGGGGATGAATGCGATCGCAGAAGGGAATGCAGCAAAAAGTCAGTCCAACGCTGCTGTAACCCAAACGTTACTCACTGCGCCGCTGAAAGCCTATGGCGCTTATCAGTCATTCGGCGGAACCTGGAACCCGTTCACACAGAGCAAAGCTGCACCAATTTCTGCTGCCATCGGCACGCCTACCGGTCGATAAGGAGAAAACTATGCCAGTAGTACCAACAGTCGCCGGGCGTCAGGTTGAAAGCCGTGGCGTTTCCACTCAGGGGTTTCAGGCATTCGATCAACCAAACACCGGCGATGCGCTGCTGAGCGCAGGAAGCCAGGCGCTTGACGTATTCGGCCAGGCTAAACAGCGCGCTGATGTCGCTATGGCTCAGGATGCATCACTGCAACTGACACAGACCGCAAGCGATCTGATGACCAACCCGCAGAATGGCCTGCTTAACCTGCAGGGTAAAAATGCCCTCGGCAAGGGGCAGGAATACACCCAGCTCTTTGACGCAAAGGCTCAGGAGCTGGCGATGCAGTTGCCGGAGTCGGCGCGCCAGGGATTCCTGCAGCAGGCTCAGCAGCAGCGCATTCAGTTTACGTCTCAGGCTGGCCGGCATGAGATAGGGCAGCTCAATGCGTATGAAGAGGGGCAGTTCCAGGCAACGCTGACCACCGGCGCCAAAACCGCTTCGGCGATGTACGGCGATAACGCCAACTATGTGCTGGCTAATCAGCAGGCGTTTCAGCAAATAGAAAGTTTCGGCGCCGCACACGGCTGGAGCCCTGAGCAGATACAAGCCAAAAAGGTGGAATTCAAAGAGAAGGTAGCTGATGGCGCGCTTTCTCAGTGGTCAGCAAATAACGCGATCGGATTCATTCAGAGCAACGGTGAGCTGAGCGATACGGCCGCCGGTTCACGGCGGGCTACTGTTAACCCTTATGGTGGTGAGCCATCATCTACGAAAGGAATGGTTACCCAGGGGAACATTAACTTATTCAACCGACCATCTGTAAAAAACGAAGATGGTACTATCAGCACGGTAAGAACTATTTCCATAGGCACAGATGCTGGTGAAGTCCTGATACCAACGGTCAGTGATGACGGTAAATTACTTTCAGATGATGAAGCAATCGCGCTATATGAAAAAACAGGAAAGCACCTTGGAATATTTGATAATCCTGATGATGCGACTGCATATGCTGAAAAGTTGCATGAGCAGCAAGATCAGTATTATGTGAAAGGTGATAGCGGCGATACCAGGGGTATCCGCAACAACAACCCGGGGAACCTAGAAGCCAGCTCATCAAACCCATGGGTAGGGCAGACTGGTAGTGATGGCCGGTTTGCAAAATTCGAGACTCCGGAACATGGGATCCGTGCGCTGGGGCGCAACCTCATATCCTACCAGCGGCAGGGGATTGATACCGTTGGCGAGATCATTAACCGTTGGGCGCCGCCGTCTGACAATAACGACACAGCTGCATACATCAAAGCGGTTTGCGCGCAGTTAGGCGTAACGGCAAACCAGCCGCTTGATGCATCAAACCCTGATACGCTGCAGGCGCTCTGCGCCGCCATCATTAAGCATGAAAACGGCACGCAACCATACAGTCCTGACCAGCTATCAACCGGCGTCAGCGCCGCGCTGGGCCTCACTCAGTTGCCGACCAGCAATAAACGCTACACCGGCAATGCAGCATTCGACGCCGCCACGCCGGAAGCGCAGGCCACTTTTCTGCGCCAGGCTGACCAGATCCGCCGGCAGCAGCAGGCCGAATACAGAACGGTTATCGATAGCCAGGTTCGCGACGCCACCGCGGCTTACATGCGAGGTGTTGAGTTCCCAAACCCGCCAGGGGAAGCTGATTTTATGGCTGCCTACGGCGTGCGGGAGGGAAACCAGCGTTACACCGAATTCAGGAATACGCAGATTGCCGGGCAGTACATTGGCTCATTCCGCAACATGCCGACCAGCAGCATCACAGCCTACGTCAATCAGTTGAAGCCAACGCCGGAACAGACAGGGGAGGGTTATGCGTCTCGGGCCGCGCTTTATGACAATGTTGTCACCGCTGCTACCCAGGTGATTAAACAGCGTCAGGCTGATCCTATTCAGTTTTCTCTGTCTTCCGGCCAGAGTAAGCCTATAGACATGACCAACCAAAATAACTTTGGCCAGAGCATTGCGCTGCGTGCATCCCAGGCAGCCGAACTGGCAAAATCATACGGCACGCCGTTAACTTTTTTTTCAAAAGAAGAGGCCAGCCAGATCGGGACATTCTTCCGCGATGCCCCAGTTTCACAGCAGTCTGCATACCTTGATACGATCAGACAAAGCACCGGTGGAGGGAAGGTCTATATGGCTGCACTGCAACAAATAAGCGCCAATGCCCCTTCTGCTGCGGTCGCCGGAATTCTTATGGACAAGCCTGGCGGCGTGGTTGCTGAGAAAAACTGGTTCAATCCTGACGTGTCTGTGTCGCCCTCTACCGCATCGCAAACCATTCTGGCTGGTGCCGCAGCACGCAAAGGATCGAAAGAAGCCAAAGGCATTACCATGCCGAAAGAAAACGATATGCGGCTCGAGTTCAGCAATACCGTTAAAGATGCATTTGCCGGTGACGCACAGGGCGCATCTATGGCGTATGACGTTGCGAAAGACTACTACGCCGGAGTAATGGCGCAGAAGGGCGATCTCTCTGGCGAGCTGGATTCTGACGTCTGGGAGCAGGCGATAAACGTCGCTACTGGCGGCGTGCATGACTATAACGGCATGGGTAATGTCCTGTTGCCGTGGGGCATGTCTTCTGAGCAGTTCGATAAAGAGGTTAATCAGGCATGGGAAACGCAGGTTACCGGTGCTGGCGTTAAGGCTCCGCCTGGGCAGTACGGCCTGCAAAGCTACGGCGACAGCCAGTATCTCGTGAAACTTGGTACCGGATACCTTCTGAAACAGGACGGAACACCGGTAGTTATCGATCTCACGCAGCAGCGTCAGCGCTTCTCTGGAGATATCCCTCAATGAGTTACTTCGGACTTAACCCGGTAAACCAGAATCAGCAGCTGGACCAGGCCGCATCAAACCCAGTAGGCAGCCCTAAAAACGATGTTGGGTTTTTCGATGGATCAGTCAGCGGTGCCGCATCAGGTCTTTATTCCGGCCTTGTTGCAAAGCCTGACCAGCTTTTGTGGGCTGGTGTTGATGCCGTTGTATCACCCATCGCTCAGTTTGTTAATGACAATACATCGTTTCGTGACACGTCACCTGAATACATCGCCCGACAGAGAGAGCTTGCTGCATCACAGGTTAAACGCCTGACGCCGGATGCCGCCACTACCGGCACCGCCGGACAGGTGCTGTATGGTCTTTTCGATATGGGATCGCAGGCAGTAGTAAGTACGCTGGCAGCCGGTCCTGCTGGCGCCGCTGCTGCTGTGACCAGCTTGCAGGGGTTCTCCGAGTTTGAGCGACTGCGCGGCGAAGGCGTAGATTACAGCACCGCCCAGGAAGTGGCGCTGGTACACGGCCTTACAGCTGGTGCCGGTACAGTTATACCGATGAGCATCGGCCTGCGTGCTGGTGGCGCACTGGCTGAAGGTGTCGGCGCTCAGTTATCACGATCGGCGCTTGGGAATGCTGCTGGTACCGTTGTGCGAGCTGCGCCTGATATCGCTTATGCGGCAGGCACGAACGTCGCCTTTGGTATGGCTATGCGCGGCAGCACAGCATCCATCCTGCGAGATAATGGCTATGAGGATATGGCCTCTCAGTATGACGTGTTCGATAAGCAGGCGATGGCGATCGATGCCGTTCTCGGCCTGGCATTCGGCGGTGTTGGCCGGTTCGTAAACTCGCGTGGTGAAAATGTTCGCCCACCTGATTTTATGCCTGCCGACGTCGATGCAGCGCTGGCAGCCAATGCTGCTCATCATGCTGAGTTTGATATCGCTCCAGGCATCCCGGTTAATGTGCTGTCACGCGATGCGCATGCTCAGGCACTACGGCAGGCAATGCAGGATGTCAGCGCAGGCCGATCGGTTGATGTGGCGAGTATTGTTGAGCCAGCGGCGTTCACCAGCATACCGACGCGGCGCAGCATTATATCGCAGGCACTGGATGAGATGCTTTCTCAGGCAGATGAGGGCGCAACCGCCAGAGCTCTTGAAATGCGGACGCTTGAGGATCAGGCTGCGCAAATTCTTCCGCGTGGCGACCGCAAGGTTTATCAGTCTGAAATAGCCAACAGCGAACGCATTATCACCAACCTCACTGAGCAGCGTAATCAGATACTGGCAGAGCAGCCGGCTGGCAGCGGCAAAACGCTGTCCCGTGCTCGCGCAGACAAGCAGGCAAGACTGAGGGATGTAGACCAGCGGATCAGCGAAGCACAGGGGAGGCTGGAATTCTCTCGTAACGCACTGGCTCCGCATGAGCCTGGTGGCGAATTCTTCGAGGCGAGGGCAGAGATCGCCCGCAGGCAGCAAGCAGAGGCAGAGCTTGATGCTCAGGCTCTTTCATTTTTCCGCACGGCAGAAGTGCGCTCCGCCGATGAAGTCGCACCGCTGGAGCCTAACGCGGCTCTCCGGGACATAGAAACCACGCCATCGCCAAGAATGGCAGAGAATCAGCAGGACATTGATGTGATGGCTGCTGAAGAGTCACTGGCATTATCGCCAGATATGATGATTACCGTTCTTGATGATGACGGCAATCCACAGTCCAGAAGCGCGCGTGAGGTGCTTGATGATGCTGCACGTGAAAATGAGCAGGCAGTGCAGGACTCCAGACTTTTCGATGTCGCTGTTGCGTGTTTCTTAAGAGGATAAATTATGCGTCAGGAATGTATTAACGCCGTGCAGCAGGCCGCAAGCCGCCGACTCACGCAGCAGGAAATCAAGAATATTGAAGACCGTATTTACCGGAACATGCGGCAACTGGCCCGCAATGATCCGGCTTCGTGGCGGGCGATGACTGACGCCGAACGGCTGCGCCGAGCCGGGCAGTTAGCAGCGAACGAACTCACTAACGAAGCTGCGCTGAAGAAGCGCCGCGTGGCACTCACCATCGCAGCCAGGCAGCGGCTCGACGCCTTCATAAAGACCTACCAGGGGAAAGACGGCAAGCTTGAGGCGCTTAACCGGACCATCGCCTTTCACGCTGACGGGAAATCAAATTTCCTGTCGGTAGAATCACGCGGCAAAGCCACACGCGACTATGCACTAAGCCAGATTCAGGAAGCATTTGAAGCGGTAGACCCGAGATTCTTCCACCTGTTTGAGGACGAGGCCAGCGTGCGCGATCTGGTTTACGAGATGCGCGGGCAGGACACTGGCAACGTCAGGGCTAAGAAGGGCGCAAAAGCATGGGCTGGCGTTACTGAACTGCTGCGCCAGCGCTTCAATGACGCTGGTGGTGATATCGGCTACCTGGAAAATTGGGGCATCCCTCAGCACCACTCAATGGAGAAAGTCGGCAGGGTTCCGCAGGATAAGTGGGTTAGCGACGTCATCGGCAAACTGGATCGCAAGTACTACATCAAAGATGACGGACAGTTGATGAGCGATGCTGAGTTGAAAACCTTCCTGGGCGAGGCATACAACACCATAGCCACCGGCGGGCTGAACAAATTAAGCGATACTGGCATGCGCATTTCCGGCGCGCGCTCTAATCGCGGTAATGCATCCCGTCAGATCCACTTCAAAGACGCAGACTCCTACCTTGAGTATCAGCGAGAATATGGCGATCGCTCTCTGTGGGAAGTAATGGTCGGGCACCTTGAAGGTATCAGCAAAGATATCGCGCTGGTTGAAACATTCGGCCCGAACCCCGATCACGTTTTCCGCTCTATCCTGGACGAGGTTACGGCTGAACAGGCCACTGCCAACCCTGAGCGCACTGGCAGGATTAAGCGCCTGGCCAACAGTACCGAGAACCTTTACAACTTTATCGCCGGGAAGACGCAGCCGATCGCTAATCCGCACATCGCACGATGGTCGGACAACATCCGAAACTGGATGGTGGCGAGCCGACTTGGTTCCGCGCTGCTGGCTTCATTCTCTGACCTGGGCACGATGTATATGTCGGCGAAGGTAGCGAACATCCCGATGAACCGACTATTTATGAACCAGCTTGAGGCCATGAACCCGGCGAACCGCACGGAGCTTGCCCGCGCCCGTCGCGCTGGGCTGGCTATGGAATCGTTGCTCGGCAGCGTTAACCGCTGGGCGATGGACAATATGGGACCGTCGGTTTCCCGCTGGGCGGCAACGGCGGTAATGCGCGCCAGCGGCCTGACAGCATGGACCGATGCTCACAAGCGTGCCTACGGCGTGACGATGATGGGCAGCCTTGGCGAAGTGGTCAGCCGGGCGCCGGATCTGAGAAGCCTTGATGACAGCGATTTCCGCATACTGAAGAGCAAGGGCATTACTGAGCAGGACTTCAGCGTATGGAAACTGGCGCAACAGGAAGACTGGGGTAACGGAAACACTACGATGCTCACGCCGGAAAGTATTATGCGGATCCCTGATGCTGCTGTTATGCACTTAGGAATGCCGGAGCGAGTCAGGTTTGAGGCCATGCGCCGGCTGTTGGCAGCAGTATCTGAAGAAGTCGACATGGCAGTCATTACGCCTGGCGCGCGTGAGCAGCTGCTTACCGGTGGCGGGTTGCAGCGCGGCACATGGAAAGGTGAGTTAACCCGCTCGGTTTTCCTGTTTAAATCGTTCCCGATATCTGTTGTTTTGCGGCACTGGACGCGTGCAATGGGGATGCCTTCCGCTGGTGGCCGGGCTGCCTATATCGCCGCATTCCTCGCCAGCACCACGATGCTGGGCGCGCTATCTCAGCAACTTAACGACCTGGCATCCGGGCGTAACCCACGGGAGATGACCGGAAAAGATGCTGGTAAATTCTGGCTCGGTGCACTACTGAAAGGTGGTGGCCTTGGCCTGTATGGTGATTTTCTTCTTTCTGACCATACCCGTTATGGCGGCGGTGCGCTGGCTTCAATGCTGGGGCCTGTGGCCGGACTGGTTGATGACGTGGTTAAGCTGGCTCAGGGTATCCCGCTTAATGCCGTTGAAGGAAAGCCGGAGCAGACAGGTGGTGATCTGGTTAAACTCGGCAAGGGGCTTATCCCCGGTGCCAACCTATGGTATGCAAAAGCAGCTCTTGACCATATGATATTTAATCAGCTGCAGGAATACTTCTCGCCTGGCTATCTGCGCAAGATGGAGCAGCGTTCGAAGAAAGAATTCAATCAAACATACTGGTGGCGACCGCAGGACGTAACGCCGGAATAAGGGGAGGGGAGCTTGTTTTTAATTGTTTTGTCTGTGATAGTTTCTTGTGGGTTGTTATTCGCTGACCGATACAAATATTTTCTTAGCCCCCCAGCGCAGGCTATCTGCTGGTTTATTTTTGTTATGCAGGGAATAATTCTTGTGGCGAGCCTTATTCAAGGTAAACCTCTAATTTTTTCTGAATAAATAGGTGACTACATGCAAGCTATTGGCTTTATCGTTTACATCGTGGTGGGGCTCTTCCAACTTGCAGCAATCATGGCTGGACTAGAATCGTGGTGGGGGTTGCACTGGATAATAGCTGCGCCAATAGCATTCATCATTAGCTATATACCACTAGTTGGGTCTATCGTGGGAATGGTAGGAGCTATGGATGTTTGGCGATGGGAGTGGTGGCAGGCTGGGCTTCTTTTCTTTGGTGGCCTGGTTTTTGCTATTGCCTGCGGAGGAATGTCTTCGTTCTTCGAATGGCTATCTTTCAGGAGAAGAGCGTGACATGTCACAAAGGCCGCTTTCGCGGCCTTATTTATCACTGACCGCCGGGGCGAGAATCAGCAGAACGTCCGCCGCAACGAGAGCCGTCAGCAGCAGTATCACTATCATGCTGGCAGTTACCAGCAAAAGCCTGTGTAGCAGAACCCAGAGACATCAGAACAAACAGGACAGCGATTACTTTTTTCATCTTCACTTACCGTGTGTAGACCACTGAATGTGGCGATATGATTGTAGAATTATGTTCGGTTTTTAACCATAAAATCTTCATGGTCTGGTAAGTTGCCGTTATCTCAGATGCTGCCGCAACTGCATCGCGCAGAAATCCAGATGCGTTTGCAGCTCCCGCATCGACAACTGCGAGCTTGTCACATAGTTAACCAGCGCCACCAGTTCCGCCGCCGCACCGCTGACATCGTGGCCGTCTCGCTCCATCTCCCTGAGCAACTCCATCAGCTGTGATTTTACAACGAGGGATCTGACCCCTTCCGGGGTGTGAATACGATCCGCAAAACCTTCGTCGACAGGATACTGGTACCGCTCTGGCATTAGGAATACTCCCATAAATACTGTATATATATACATATATCAAAAGGTAACAAAGTTTTCCAGAGCTCTTTTGTTTACCTTAATGGTAATGTTTTTGCTCGTTTCGATCTGTTTTATTCATATATGGTTTGATGGGTAATAGAATGATCTCCAGTGTGGCGCGCCGGGCGCTGCGACATCCGGAGATTTCATATGACGGTCTCAACTGAAGTTGACCATAACCAATACACAGGCAACGGCGTAACCACATCGTTCCCGTATACTTTCAGGATTTTCAAGCCGTCAGATCTGAAAGTTCAGATAGCTGATGTGGATGAGAACATTACCGTTCTGACTCTTGATTCCGACTATAGCGTTACTGGTGCTGGGATATACTCAGGCGGAACTGTGGTTTTGCCTTCTCCGCTGAAAAATGGTTGGCAGATATTAATAGCCAGGGACTTGCCTGCAACGCAGGAAACAGACCTGAGAAACCAGGGTAAATTTTTTGCTGAAGTGCACGAAGATGCTTTTGACAAATTAACTATGCTAATCCAACAGTGCTTTGCAGAGTTGGGTTTAGCGCTTCTTAAGCCATCGTTGATGGCCTCATACTATGATGCAAAAAACAACAGGATAAGCAACTTACAAGACCCAAAATACGGATCAGATGCAGCAACCGCGCAATGGGTGGAAGCTCTTGCAGGTGGCGCCATCGAAGGAACTCTTCGGGCTGATCTTGCTGCTCCTGACGGTGCAGGCATTGTAGGCTATAGGGACAGCACCGTTTATACGGCTCTTGATAGATTATACAGATCGTTAGGAGGGGTCATTATATCTCCTCAATGGCAACCAGTTGCAGGATCATCAACTATAAGCTTTTCTGGTGGTCTTTATTCTTTTAATGGCGTTAGTGTTATTGGTCAAAATCAGAATGTCACAACAACATCAAGCACAATATGTATTGTTGTTAAATCAGACGGAACATATGAAGCGCGTGAAAGATATCCATTTGACGGCTCGCTACTTATTGCTCATGTTAAATCAGGGACTCTTATAGAATTAATTGGCAATGCAAATAAAAGTGCTTTTGGAATTGCAGGGTGCCCCTCATCAATACCATGGCTTCCCGGTGAGCTGAGAAGAATAGAAGAGCAGATTCCAATTTATTGTGCACTTCGTTCTGATGGAACATTGAGGTATTGGACTGATTTTGATGTTTCTTCAAAAAAGGCATCAAGCGGGACGACATATTATGTTGATTGCACCAGTGGAAGCGATACTACAGGTGATGGTACGTTGGCCAAACCATTCCAGAGAATAAAATATGCCATTGAAAAGACTCCAGCAGCCAGGACTATAATGATAAAAGGCGGGATGGAATATACCAGAGATTTTACATGGAATGTCAGCGTAGTAGATCGTGATATAGATTTTATTGGGTATGATGGAACGCCGATACTTAGCACCGTAGAGCCATCTCCAACCTGGGCAGCCCAAGGTAGCCCTGGAGTATATCAATACACAGCTAGCCTGGTGCTTAACGTTGTAGACTACGCTAACCTTGACAGTTATGGTCATGCAAAGGTATTGACTTCTGTTTCAAGCCTCGCCGCTTGCATTTCTACACCAGGTTCATCTTATAAGACAGGGAATACTTTATACATACATCTTTTTGATGGTAGGGCTCCTGATGCTAATTCCCGTCTTGTACTTCAGTTAACTAACGGAAGAATTCAGGATAATAGTCATGTGTACCTCGAGAATATAAGGTTCAAAGATAGCTTTAGAGGTTTTCAAGCTGAGGTCCAAACGGCAGGTAAAAAAGGATACTTATATGCAAAAAATTGTGTATTTGATTTATCTGTAACGAGTAACGCATTTAATTCTCTTGGTGTTAACTGCATTATGCAGAGTTGTACTGCTCAGTATGGAATGCAAGATGCATTTAACTATCACGCCGATCAGAATGGATTGGGTGTTAAGCCTTGGTTTATTGAAATAGGATGTGTTGGCAGGTGGAGCGGATTCGACAATCAGCCAAATAATAATGGTTCGACAGCGCATGATGGTACTGTTGGATTACGCCTGAACGGAGAATACTACGGTACCTTTGGTCGCGTGGTTCATGACGTGCATGATGGTACTGTTACAGCTAACTTTGGGTGTTACTCGCATGACAGCTCGAGGGCAGACTTTATCGGTGGCGCCTGCTTTACTGCTGGGCAAGGATCTGATTTAACTGGTAAAGCAAAGGTATATCTATATGGCTGTAAACATAGTGGTCCGAATGCGACAATTACTAAGGATGGACTAAGTGAAGTATGGATTTTTGATACTCCAATAGGGACAAATGCGCAATACACAATTGCTAATCCCTATTCTTTCATCCATTAATGACTATTACCGTTTATTCATATTTGAGTAATTGTGTATGATGAACCTACCCAACTAAGGAGGTTCATCATGCATAGTAAACGGCGGTCATCATGTCCGCATCGCTAACCGCTGATACAATAAATCAGGGGCTTAGCTACGGTGCGCTGGCGGCAGTTATCGCCGGCGTACCTCCTGAAGTCGCGCTTGGATCGCTGGCCGGGGCGGTAATTTTTGTTACCTCTGCTGTTGAGTATCCGGTAAAGCGCCGCGTTCTCCTGGCGCTACTCAGCTTTCTCTGCGGTCTTCTCTTCTACAAACCCACAGCATCAATCCTTATCGGCGTTGCCAGCATGATTCCCACCATCACACAGGACTCGTTCGAGCGGGGCATTGTCTACTCCGCCGGCGCGTTCGTTGCGGCGATTGTCGCGGTGCGGGTCGGGATATGGCTGTATCACCGCTCTGACAATCCGCGCGATTTAATCCCGGGAGGAAAAGACGATGACAGGCCATGATCTGCTGCTTATCGCTAATTCCATCATCTGCGGCGGGATAGCGCTGCGGGTGATGTTCTTCCAGCGCAACGGATCGCGCCACCGCCGCTGGGGTGGGTGGATAGCCTATTTCCTCATCGTGGCGGCGGCCAGTATCCCGCTGCGTACCGCGTACTCATACCTGTACCACTTCCCCATGACCGCAGATCTTTCTGAGGTCGTTATCAATGCTGTGATGTTCGCCGCGGTGCTGAAGACGCGCGGAAACGTCGTGCAAATATTCAAAATATCGAGGTCGCAACATGGACATTAACGAGTTTCAGAAAGCTGCCGGCGTTAGCCTGGCGCTGGCCATACGCTGGCATCCGCACATCGTGGCGGCCATGAAAGAGTTTGGCATCATCAAGCCGCTGGATCAGGCGATGTTTATTGCCCAGGCCGGGCATGAAAGCACTGGCTTTACCCAGCTCGTTGAGAGCTTCAATTACAGCGTGGCGGGGCTGGCTGGTTTCGTCCGTTCCGGGCGACTGACGCAGGGCCAGGCTAATTCCCTCGGTCGCCGGCAGGGTGAACCATCGTTGCCACTGGAGAGGCAGCGGGCCATTGCCAATCTGGTGTACAGCAAACGCATGGGGAATAACGGGCCGACCGACGGCTGGTTTTACCGCGGGCGCGGTCTCATCCAGACCACCGGACTGAACAACTACCGCGATTGCGGGGCTGCCCTGAAGGTGGATCTGGTTAAGCAGCCGGAGCTGCTGGCGCAGGACGAGTATGCGGCGCGGAGCGCGGCGTGGTACTTCGTCAAATATGGATGCCTGAAGTACACCGACGACCTGATGCGTGTCACGCAGATCATCAATGGCGGCCAGAATGGTCTCGACGATCGCCGTGTGCGTTACCTGTCGGCCAAGAAGGTACTGGCATCATGATCACGGCATTCGTGAAAGCGTACTGGAAACAGTTGCTTATCGTGTCGATGCTTGCTGCTCTGGTGGCCGGAGGCGTTGTAGCCTGGAATATTCACGGTGACAGGCAGTACGACGCCGGGTATGCGCAGGCGAAGGCAGACCGCAAAGCAGAAGATGATAAAGCCCGTCAACATGACGAACAGGAGAAAGCAACCAATGAACGAGAGGCGCAGCAGAGGATCGACCAGGCGCGCAATGATGCTCTTGATGCTGCCGCTCGCGCTGGTCGGCTGCAGCAGCAGCTCGTTGCCATCCGTGAGCAGCTCAGGCAGTATAACGCCACTGTCGGCGCTGGGTCGTCAGCCGCAGACACCGGAATTTTGCTTACCGACGTGTTCGAAAAATCTCTCGAAAGAAACCGACAACTGGCAGAATACGCTGACCGGGCAGCCGAAGCAGGAAGGGTCTGCGAAAGACAGTACGATGAACTAACCAGGTAGCATGGTATTTTTCATGGTACTGTTTCCCGGTGACGGTATATAAAACGGTATGCAGAATTTATCGTTTCATAAACTTGTGTTCAGTCAATTGGTTAAGAGCACTGTAAATAATTGAGTGGGAATAATCCCCGGCGTTAGCTGAGTAAAACGAAACCCTCTGTGTTTACAGAGGGTTTTTTTATAGCTGCTACATTAAGGTCTCCCACCTGACGGCAAGCG